CAAGGGCAAGGAGACCTTCTGGCGCATCGACGACGAGTTCCTGTTGGCGTCCTTGGACGCTGTGGCCAACGTCCCGAGCTACGGCATGTGGACCAACCTGGCCCGTGAGTTCAAGACCACGCTGACCCGGTTCATCTCCCTGAGCCCCACGTTCAAGATCAACAACCTGATCCGCGACTCCATCCAGTCTGTTGGTCTCAGCGAGCTCGACAAGAACCCGCTGGCCAACGTGCTGCAAGGGATGCGTGCCTACAAGAACGAGCGTGCCGAGGCCTTGGTTGGCGGCGGTCTGTTCGCGATGGGCAACGCCTTCGACGGCGACCGCGCATCCGGCGTGAAGCGCCTGCTCAAGATCGGCGTCCCGAACCAAGACATCTGGAGCACAGACGAGAAGATCAAGAACGGCCTGAAGAAAGTCTGGAACGCCTACGACGAAGCCAGCGATGCGATGGAAAACGCCAACCGCCTGGCGCTGTACCAACAGCTCCGCGCCAACGGCACCTCGCACCTCGAGGCCGCATACGCTGCTCGCGACCTCCAGGACTTCAGCTTGCAAGGCAACTTCGTGGCCATCCGCTACCTGTCGCAGATCCTGCCGTACTTCAACGCCCGACTCCAGGGCATGTACAAGCTGGGCCGCGACGGTCTCGATCCATCGATTGCCGCGATCATGGGCCGCGCCGATGACTCGCAACGCCAGAAGGCTGCGAAGTTCGGTGTGGTGCTGGGCGCTGTGACGATGGCTGGGCTGGCGCTGTACCTCAGCCAGATGGACGACGACGATTGGAAGAAGCGCGAGGAGTGGGATCGCGATATGTTCTTCTGGTTCAAGATCCCCGGCACAGACACTGCGATCCGCATCCCCAAGCCATTCGAGATGGGCGCATTCGCCACCATCGTCGAGCGACTGACAGAACAGATCGTCGACAAGGACGTCGAGGGCAAGGTGTTCGGCAAGCGCCTGGCTGCTGTGCTCTCCGACAACCTGGCGATCAACCTGATCCCACAGATCGTGCGCCCCCTGTACGACCTGGCTCGCAACAAGGACGGCTTCACTGACCGACCAATCGAGTCGATGGGCATGGAGCGTCTGTCGCCCGAGAACCGGGTCAACGCCGGGACGTCGGCTGCTGCCGTCACCCTGGGCACGGTGAACAATCTGTTTGCCGACTTCGCCTCTGCGGCCACGGGTGGTGCGCTCAACGCCAACAACATGAAGATGTCGCCGATCCAGTACGACTACCTGCTCCGGGGTTACCTAGGCTGGCTGGGCACTGTGATCCAGACCACGTCGAACCTGGCCGTGGCCCCCTTCAAGGAAGGTGAGTCGCCGGACAAGCGGATCGATGACCTCCTGGTGATCGGCAACTACGTCAAGTCGCTGCCTGCCAACCAGTCACGCTTCGTGTCCAGCTTCTACGAGAACGCCCAACAGATCGCGACGGCCACCGCCGACATGAAGTCCTTCATCGCGGCGGGCAACATGGAGAAAGCCATCGAGGTGGCGGACGAGAAGCGCGACCTGATCGCCTTGAGCAAGATGTTCACCCATGTGCAGGACAAGATGTCCACGATCTCGAAACAGATCAAGCGGGTGACCAACGACCCGGAGATGCCTGGCGACCAGAAGCGGCTGGAGATCGACCGTCTGTCTCAGCTCCGGATCGAGTACGCCAAGCGAGCCGAGGAAGCACGAATTGCAAGAAGGCGAGGAGAGTGACATGGCCTACACCAAACCAGACCTGAGAGAGCGCCTGAAGAAGCAGATCATGTCCAGCGGCAAGGGCGGCGACCCGGGCGAGTGGTCTGCACGCAAGGCGCAACTGCTCGCTGCCGAGTACGAGAAGAAAGGCGGCGGCTACCGTGGCGGCAAGACGGAGCCCCAGAAGTCCCTGACCAAGTGGACAGGGGAGAAGTGGGGCACGTCTGACGGCAAGCCCTCTGAAGGGAAGAAGCGCTACCTGCCGGAGAAGGCGTGGGACAAGCTGACGCCCTCAGAGAAGGCGGCGACGAACCGGGCCAAGGCTGAGGGCAACCAGGCCGGGAAACAGTTCGTCAAGCAACCGGAGTCTGTTGCGAAGAAGGCCGCTGCTGTCCGCCGTGGGCCTTAACCTTCACTGCTGCCACCTGGTAGACGTGCTCCATCGCGTAGTCGAGCTCGCGCCGGGTGCAGTTCAACTGCATTTCGTCGGTGAGGTTCAGGCCATCACCAATGCGCGCGAGCTCCTCGCCTGACCCACCCCAGCGGCCAGTCCGCTCGAAGCGCTCCCAGACCCCTTTTAGCGCCAAACAGGCCTGGTCCATTGGCACCCGGGCGTCCTCGAAGTAGGTGTAGGCCAGGGTGTTGCCGAGGTTCATCCGGGCCGCGAGCGCGTGCCACTCGGATTCCTCGCTCTTCCCTGTGCGCAGGTTCTCTAGGTACTGGTGCGGGATGAGCTGGAGCTTGAGCTCCGTCGCCTCGTCAAACCGCATGTTGATCGGGAGGATGCGCTGTGCCGGGGGGCGGTATTTCTTCTTGGGTTTCTTGTTTGCTGCCATGTGTCGCCGATGTGACTTGAGTTGTGGTTGTACCCAGTAGGACTGTGTCGTAGATTGTGCCACGCTGATCGAGCAATTTCGCGCTAAGAGTATGAATCTGTGGGGAAAAAACAACGGATTGTCAGGGACTCGAAATCAGGTTTCGGGGTAACCCGGACGGGGGTTCGAATCCCTCTCTCTCCGCCAATAAATCAACGAGTTGCAGCGCATCAGGCGACCAGGCGAAGTCGCGGTTTTCCGGCAACGTGACACGTTTGTGCCGCAGGTTCGGGGGCAGGCGTCTGTGCCTGTTCCACGTACTGCCGCAGGGACTCGACGTCGTGGTGAGCGTACTTGCTGACCATCGACATCGTCTCCCACCCGCCGAGCTTCTGGAGGGCCTGCGTCGGCACCCCTTCCCGGGTCTTGCGTGTGGCCCAGGTATGGCGCATGTCATGCCAGCGGAAGTCTTCGATGCCAGCCTTGGTGAGCGTCGCCTTCCACGCCGTGTGGCTGATCTGCCCAATCGGTCGGCCCTGGTAGGTGAAGACGAAGACCTCGTGTCTGTTGAGGTTCTCGTTCAGCACCGCGATGGCGTCGTCCGACAGGGGCACCCCGAAGTCCTTGCCGTTTTTGAAGTACTCGCCCGGGATCATCAGCGTCCGGCGCTCGAGGTCCACCCAGTCCCAGCGCATGGCCCTGACGTTGCTCTGTCTGAGGCCGGTGGCCAGTGACATCTGCACCATGCCGCGCCAGTGTTCCGGGCAAGCATCGAGCAATCTGTCCACCTCGCTGTTGGTGAGCCAGCGCACTCGCTCCTTCGGCTCTTCGTACTTCACGATCCGAGGGACCGAGGTGATCCACTTCCGATCCAGATGCACCGCACGTAGCGCTGCGCGAAGGGCGGCGAGGTAGCGGTTGAGGGTGGCATTGGTTGCGCCCTCAGTTCGCTTGATCAGGATCGCTTGCACGATCTTGTCCTCGTCGATCTTTTGCAGCGTCACGTTCTCGAACTGCTGCTCCCACCACTCAAGCTGCTGCTCGTAGCACAGGATCGAGCGACAGTCCTTCTTCGCCTCGAGGAAATACTTGACTGCATCCTTGAAGGGGCGGTCGGGCTGGATGCCGAGCATGTGCTGGTTGAACACGTCAACCTTGAGCTTCGCTTCGTACTTCGCTGCGAGTTGCTTGTTCTCTGTCTTGGTGGACTCGCGGATTCGCCGACCATCCGGCGTCACCAGATCAACCCACCAGACCGTTCCACGTCGGTAGAGTGCCATGTCTTTGTCCTTTCGATGGCGCTCAACTACCCGACCAGGCGGCGGCTGTATTCTTGTGCTTTTCAATGTACGAGTCAATGTCCTCGACGTATGCACGCCAGTGGCCGACTCCGTTGAACTTGAACACCGGCAGTCTGCCCATGAGTGCCCATCGACGGGCGGTCTCGTAGTTGACGCCGATGCGCTTGGCGATGTCGCGCAAGCCGATGGTTGGTTTTGCTTCGGTCATAGTTGTATTACCCAGTACGCGACCCTGACGGCGATCCCAAAGAACACGCCGAGCACGGCCCACAAAGCGCCGAGTACCAGAGCACCCAGCGCCACGTTGGTGAGAATCGTCACTGCCTCATGCAGTGGTTGCATGGTCTGCGCCTTCGAAGAGCTCTTCGGTGTCGCCGTCTGTTACGTTCTCGACCTTCAAGCCGTCGGTCAGGTGAGCGACCAGCTCTTCAGGTGTGGCAACAGACACGGTGTGGGTGGTGCGCACGACGTGGGCCAAGGCCTGGGCGCGGTGCGGGGCGCGGACCAGACGGACTGTGGTGCCGGTGCCGATGAGGTAGATGCGGTTGGTCTTCATGGTGAAATCTGTTCGTTAAGTGGATGGAGTTCCGGGTGGGACGATGTCCAGGTGCCCGTCGAAAACGTAGCCTGCGCCACGGAGAAACCGCTCCATGACTTCAAGCACGTCGTCCAGGTTGGTCGCGTTGCAGGTCATGGTGACGATCTCGTTGTTACGTGACGTCTTGGACGTCAGCGTCAGCACGTCGGGAAGGCCAAGCGGGGTCACACGAACCCCGACAGCTTGGGTGGCTTCCAGCCTTCTGGCTTGCCGATCTTGCCGCCCTCGAGGATGACGGGCTTGCCATCCACCAGCTTGGCTTCGTTCGACAACAGGACAGCTTCGTCCGCTGGCGGCTTGTTGAAGCCAGCGAAGTAGGCCATGCCGTTGCCGGTCACCTCCGCATCGCACAGAGCGTCGAGGGCGTCCTCGCGCAAGTGGTGCGGGATGTAGACGACTTGCTCGCCGCGCTTGAGCTTGATGGCAAACCACTCAAGGTCCGCCGCCGTGCGCTCGATGAGCTTGCCGTAGCCTTCGCTGTCTGTGCGGACGGTGCGCAGGAGCTCGCAGAACTCCTCGAGGTGGCACCCGAACTGCACGGACAGATTGGCCAGGCTGGGCTCTTTGCCACAGGCCTTGAGCCAGTCAGCGGTGCGCTGGAAGTTGGTCATCAGTCTGTTCCGCCAGCGGTGACTTCTTCGACAGCGGCTTGCGGCTGCTGCGTCGCGGCCTGCTGCTGCGCGTTCACCTCGGCGATCACGAGGTCGATGACCTGACGAACCGCGCCGTGCGGCTGCGAGTCGAGCGCTCGCAGGATGACGTTGATCTGGTCAAGGTTGAAGCTCAAGTTGAATTGCATGGTTTTCTCCTGGGTTAAAAAAATGGTGGGCCTACTCGCTGCGTCTGCACTGTGGGCAGGGAAGTCTCCCCACAGGCGGGACTCACCCCCGTTGCAGCATCCGCTTTCGGCCCGTGATCAATGTGCCTTTGCCTGGTGGCGGCGCTCCGCCAACAGATAGCCCTCGAGCTGCCAGATCTTGTCAACAGCGTTGTCGTAAGCGATCTGTTGCCCAATGTCTTGGTCGAAGATCGCGGGGTCAATGCACGCGCTGGTGCCGGTAACCACAAAGCCGTTCTCCAGTTGGAGGTGACAGGCGATGGTGGTCGTGTCACCGACGTGAACGAACACCTCGTTGACGATCTTGGACTTGATGTCGTCGAGCGACAGTTTGTTGGGGAGGTTGGTGCTGCTCATGCTTCACGCCTCAAAACGGGATGTCGTCGTCCATGTCGTCGAAGCCGCCACCTTGTGGTTGCTGACGAGCTGGTGCGCGAGCAGGAGCTGCGGCGCGAGCAGGAGCGCGAGCTGGTGCGCGAGCTGGTGCGCGATCCTGTTGATCGTCCTTCGGCGTCAGCGACAGACTGAAGTACTTCTGTCCGGACAGCTTGCTGCCTTCGCGACCGACCTTGATCCAGCCACTGAGCCAGTACTCGACGCCCTCGACGTTGATGGAGCCGCGATAGTCGGGATGCGTGTCCTTCTCTTTGCGGTCGTTCTTGGCCAACAGGCCGGAGTTCGTGTTGTCGTATGCCATTACTTCTCTTCCTTTCAAAAAACTATTCGTCGTTCTGTTTCGACTGTGATTGCGATTGCGGGGATCTTGGGTTTCTTCTGGCGGGGAGGCTCTACCTCGGCGATGAACCAGGTCCAGAAGTCGGCGAGCTGCAAGTGGAGCCAGTCCCAGTACTCGTCGGAGCGGTGGACTCGCTGGATGGACATCTCTGCTGGAGTCCAACAGATGAAGTCGCACCACTTGCGCTGCGTGACCTGCATCTGTCCCTGCATCTGCGCCATGTAGTAAGGCGGGATCTCAGGGTAGATGGCCTGGTTGAACGGGCACTTGATCTCGCCGAGCCCGTCGGTATCAACAAGAAGATCGGGTGAACAACCAAGCCAAGCCATAGTCGGATGTGGAATAAAGCCAGCCAGCTCGACAGCAAAGCCAGTCGCCACCTTGTACGCATCCAACGCAACAGGCTCATACTTCTCACCCCAATCTGTTGCCTCGTTTCCGGTGAAGGTCTCGAGGCCGAACATCCTGCGCCACGCCTGCTGCCGCGATCCCGGGCCAAGGCCTGCGGCCTGACCAAACATCGAGGCGGTCAGCTTGCCTTCGCGCTCTTTGAACCACTCTGGGCTGCGCTGTGCTGCGCTCATTGCAGACCCTTGGCCAATGCTTGCGAGTACTCCAGCGTCGCGGCCCTGAGTGGCTCGTTCAGGCTGGCGTAGCACTTGCGAAGATCGTCAACAGACTCGCAGTTGGCCAACAGCTCCTTGGCCTGTTGCAGCTCGTCGGCGGTGACCTTGGGTGCAGGTGTCTTGGCGGGTTGCTTGGGCTCTTCCTCCGGCACGTCTTCACCGGCATAGATGTAGAGGCCCAGGCCGTGCAAGGCGATGGCCTTGGCCAAGCAACGCTGCATGGCAGTGTTGACCTGGAAGGCGTCGGGGTTGGGAATGGGCTTGTTGCGGTGGTCCATCACCGGCAACTGCGCGGTGCGCTCCACGCCAAAAGCCTTGACGGTGCAGAACACCATTGCGGTGGCACCGATGTAGACGTAGGGGACGTCAACGAGGAACGATCCGTTCTCCCCGCCGATCAGCTCCTTGCCATTGCGGTACTCCCACGTTGCAGTGGGGTCGCGCTGGAGGAGCTCGTCTACTGCGAAGGCCCAGCTCAGGTAGCTGAGGCCGTTCTTCTTTTCGATTCGGTCGTTGACGTTGACCTTGCGAAGCTCAGTGAAGCTCTCAAGGACGCCTGTTGCGGGCTGGGTCATATCGGTGTCTCCTGCGGCCAGACAATCTGACCGCTCTAGACACCGATTATCTACGATCCTTGTAGGAGATACAAGGACTCTTTAGTTGATATGTGCAAGATGTAGCGAACAAGCAACAGTTCAGGATCTTTGTTTTCGGTAGCTGCGGTGCTCCGTCATCACGCCGAGGATGCGCACGCTGTCGCCAGATCCGACGGTCTCCCAGTCCTCATTCTCGGGGATGAGCTCGAAGCCCGGGTGACGTGCCCGGTAGCGGCGGAATGTGACAACTGCGTCGTCTAGTAGTGCGGCTACATAGTCGCCCGGTTCGGGCTTGATCTTGGTGTCGATGACCACCCTGTCGCCGGGGCGGAATGCAGGGGCCATGCTGTCGCCGTCGATCTCGAGCGCAAAGGCGTGATCGGCGGATGCTCTGTCCGTCATGAGTTGACCGTTGAAATGATTCAGCTTCTTGGATAGGTACGGCACCACCTGATCCGCGTGGAGGATGGGTAGCTGCGCCGCTCGGACGGTGACGCCCTCGACCTGGACCGCAACAGTCTGGTCGCCAGGGTTGCCCTCACCTGTGGTCAACCATGCAGGATTTACACCAAGGATTGCCGCAATTTTGGTCGCATACCTGGACGTTGTGGCCGGAGCGTCCTCGCTGACGATGTAGCTGATCGTCTGTTGCTTGGTCCCGACTCGGCGGGCCAGCTCCGCCTGCGTCATGCCTCGCTCCTTCAGCATTTGCTTGATCCGACCACCCAGCGTTCCGCTCGTTTTCGCCATGTCTCCGCCAAGTTGTGACTGCCATCGACGATCTCATACTAAAGACCACTTGTGAACTAGTCAAGTGTTGTTTTCACGCCATGTCCTACTAAAGCACAAGGACATTGGTTGCGCTCGCACAAGAAAACAAGGACACTGGAGTCGTCGGCTAGGGGTAGCTCCCCGAAAGCCCGTGAACTTGTCCTTTCATAGCGGGAGTGCCGACCCCTTCGGGGTTCGTACAGGAAAGGTCGATGAAGGATGCCGCATGAGTTTTCAAGCAATGACTTGGGCAGTCGCCCAACGTACCCCCAACGCCGGACAGAAGCTGGTGCTTCTGATGTTGGCCAACCACTGCAACGGCCACACCGGCCAATGCAACCCCTCACACAAACTACTGGCCGACGAATGCTCGATGGGTTCATCGACGCTCAAGGGTCACCTCGCCGCACTCGAGGAGCTCGGGTTCATCACCATCCTGCACAGGGCCGAGGATGGTGTCAGCC